CAAACTGTTACACTTGCCCGGCCCGGCCCGGCGCAGCCGCTCAATTCCACAGTTCTAGTTCTATCGAATTATCGGCCACCCCGGTCGGCCCTTTTTTACGCCCGGGCCTGGTTTTATCCTAAGGACTCCCTCTATTTTTCCTAAAAATTTTACCTTCTGGTCACTACAAATGTTCTGATCACTACAAATGGTGTCCCCGCTCGCACTTCCGAACTCTTTCTAGTATCCTGACTTTCACTGCCAACATTATTACTGTCAACATTATTACTGCCATGAGTATTGCCACTGCGCCGTCCGCAACTACTTCTACCGCAACTTCTGAACGCGCACTCACATTTCTAGGAGAAGGACATTCTCTGGAAGTTACCGCTGCGGCTTGCGGAGTTTCAGTCTCACGAATTAGTCAACTTCTTGCAGACGAAAATTTTGCTGCAAAAGTAGCTACACTTCGCTATCAAGCACTAGTTAAGCAAAGCAAGAGAACAGACGTATACGAAGAACTAGAAGATACACTCTTGGAGAAACTCAAAGCATCTCTTTGCATGATCTTTGATCCGATGAAACTGGCCAGACTTCTGCAAGTTATTTCTGTTGCGAAACCCAAAAATACTTTCATTCCTTCCGATCTTCCTTCCGCTCAGCAAACTGTTGCTCTAACAATTCCTTCTCTAGTAATTAATCGCTTTACTACTAATACATTTAATCAAGTAATTGAAATTCATGCAGCCGAAAAGCAAGAAACACAAACACTGCTTACTATTCAATCCAAAACCTTAGATTCCCTAGTACGATCTAGACCTCCAAAAGAGAATCCAAATGTCTACCTTCCACCCCCAATTTTCTCCGATGCAGAAACTTCGTCTGCACATTCAACTTAAGAATGCTGCACTCGCAACGAAGCCAAAGTTTTCTTTGGTCTCTAATCAATCTGCTGTGCAACTAGCACTACTGGAAAAGAATAAACAAGCTGCAAAAGAAATGCTCCTGTCGATAAAAACACTATTAGCTCAGCGCCCACGCTAATTCTAAGATGCAAACTTGGAGTGATAAATTAGGATTCACTGAGCAGAGTGCGCCAGATATTCCTCAGCAAGAGCAATATTATACTGCACAAGAAGTTCATGATCTTGCAAAATCTTCTTTAGATTTCCTAGCTGCTCTTGCACTTCCACTGATATTTCGGTACTTCTTTCCTTCAGTATACAAAAGTATATGGCAGTGGCTCCTTTCTTATGTTCATCGTACTCGCGATTTTTCCCAACTTGCTCTTGGCCTTCCTCGCGGATTCGCAAAAACTACATTCGTAAAGATTTTCGTACTATATTGTATTCTCTTCACTACACGCAAATTTGTACTGGTATGCGCAGAGACACAGACAAAAGCAGAGAACATAGTTTCAGATGTGATAGATACATTAGACGAAGAAAACATAAAGAAAGTATTCGGATACTGGAAATTAGGTTTAGAAAAAGACACTCAAGCTCTAAAGAAATTCGGATTTCGTGGACGCAATATTACTCTAGCCGCTGGAACTGTAGCTACGGTTCGAGGTCTAAATATAAAGAATGAGCGCCCAGATGTAATGATTTTTGATGACATTCAATCTCGCGTACAAGCAGAATCGGAAATTATTTCTCAGCAAATTGAAACAGATATGGTAGGTACGGCAATGAAGGCAAAGAGTCCTCATGGCTGCCTATTTATTTTTGTGGGGAATATGTATCCTACAAAATATTCTTTGTTGCGAAAACTCAAGAAATCTGTAAATTGGGTGAAATTTATTGCTGGTGGAATCTTAGCTGATGGAAAATCTCTTTGGGAAGAATTGCAACCACTGGAACAACTTCTTACAGAATATCAAAATGATCTGGACATGGGGCGGCCGGAAATCTTCTTTGCCGAAGTTTTGAATGATGAGAATGCCACAGTAAATAATCTAGTAGACATTTCAAAACTTCCTCTGTATCCTTTTGATGATGCTGAGCTGCACTCAGGAAACTTCATTCTAATTGATCCTTCTGGCGATAAAATGAAGAGTGATGCGGTTTCTATCGGATATTTCGAAGTACATAGTACTAATGAAGCTGTAGTTCCTTGTCTTAGAGAAGTAAAAGAAGACCGCTTTAGTCCTGGAGATACGATTACTACTGCAATTGAGATGGCTTTAAGACATAATTGTCGTCTGGTAGTAATAGAATCTAATGCATATCAGTATTCTCTAAATTATTGGTTCGAATTTATCTGTCTCCAGCGCGGAATTACTGGAATTGAGTGCGCTCCCATCTATTCTGGCCCGCGATCTAAGAATTCTCGTATCTTAGATATGTTCAAGGCGCTATTCTCTAAAGAAATATACTATCACTCTGAAACTTCAGGTCCAGTAAACCTACAAATCAGTCAATTTAATCCACTAAAAACTAATAATGTGGACGGAATACTAGATTTGCTTACTTACAGTCTTCGAGTAGTGGCCGAGCTTGGGGAACAGCTTATTGCAGGAGATATAATTGAGATGCAAGAGTTCGAATCAATAAAAATACCTACTGCTCAGCAGTCTTCTCCATTTTAGAGGATTAGGCAATGCCGAAACCGTCAGATTTACCTAAATCCGTAGAACGCGTACAGCAATATCGTGTTGGACAGTATCCTGCAGCCGGACTTTCTGATGCAGACATGTTAATTTTGCGGTTACTAGAAACTCCTCTGCAGCCGCCCCAAAGAGGCCCGCGCAAATCTATTCCTATAGAAGAAAATCCCTATAATCCGCCGGGATTGTTTCTTACGCCGATCCCATTAGTTGCACCTCCATTCTCTTTCTTCCCAAGTTCATCTTAAAGGTACTCCTGTGGCTGCAAATATATCTTTTCCTATTTCTGCTGTTTCACAAGCTGGAGTAATTCTGTATGAAAAACAGTGTTATCAAATTCAAAATATTGCAGTCAATACTCGCAGTCATCTTGAGCGGCTTGATCGTATTTACTCTCGTGAAGTTGATGCTACAAAGACTGCAGCACTAAACAAGCAACTCAATGTAATAGGGGATGCTACAAAGTACCAAAATATTACAGTACCGATCTGTGAACCACAAGTAGAGAACGCTGTAGTTTATCAGGCATCTGTATTCTTAACTGGGAATCCAATTTTTGGCGTAGTTGCTGATCCTGTAAATGAAGATGCAGCGCTACAAATGCAGGCAGTAATTGAAGAGAATAGTATTCGTGGTGGATGGGTAAGCGAACTTATTACTTTCTTTAGAGATTGTTTCAAATATAATCTTGGCGCTGTAGAAGTTGCCTGGGAACAACAAACTACTCAAGCAGTAGAAACTGCTATTGATTTTACAGCAGGAATACAGGGTAAGCCAGTCAATGTTACTTGGACAGGAAACGTTATCCGCCGCCTGGATTTATACAATACATTTTGGGATACTAGAGTAGCACCGCAAGATATTCCTACAAAAGGCGAGTTTGCAGGATACATCAAAAGAATGAGTCGTATTGAACTCCTGATTTACATGGATTCGATTCCTTCGTTTATAAAAGAAAATAAAGTTGCTGCACTGAATTCCAATGCTGCCGGTGCTGGAACTGGTTATTCTTATTGGGAACCTTCAATAAATCCCGAGCCACTAATTCAACCTATTGCTGATGCCTATGGAACTAATTGGCTAAACTGGGCTGGATTGCCAGGAGCAGATCCAAACAAACCAATCACTTCTTATGACTATGAAATTACATTCCTGTACGCACGCATAGTACCAGTCGAATTCAAAATTGATAATGTGCCTTCCAAAGATACTCCGCAGATTTGGAAATTTACTATTGTAAACCATCAAGTTATTATCTCTGCAGAAATGCAAACTAATGCGCACAATAAGATTCCTATTTTCTTCGGTCAAACAAAAACAGATGGATTGAAGTATCAAACTAAATCCTTCCTGGCAAATTCTGAACCATTTCAGTCAGTTGCTACCGCTCTAATGAATAGCATGATTGCCTCTCGAAGGCGCGCAATTTCTGACCGCGGTCTTTATGATCCTAGTCGTGTAGCTTCTGAACACATCAACTCTGATAATCCTGCAGCCAAGATTCCTGTTCGCCCTCGCGCATACGGAAAACCTCTATCTGAAGCTTATTATTCAATTCCATTTAAGGATGAACAAGCCGGCGTTGCAATGCAAGAAATCAAAGCAGTGAGTGATTTTTCCGATTCTTTGAATGGAACCAATACAAGTAAACAAGGTCAATTCCGGAAAGGCAATCGCACTGCGCATGAATATGACGACATCATGGCGCATTCAAATGGCCGGGATCAAATGACTTCTATGGTATTTGAAGCTCAGGTATTTACGCCTATTAAAGAGATTCTCAAGATCAATATTCTACAGTATCAAGCAGCCGGAGATATTTATTCTGCATCTCAAGGAAAGACTGTAGTTATTGATCCTCTAGCACTTCGTAAAACATTGCTTGCTTTTAAAGTTTCTGATGGTATCTTGCCTACAGACAAAATCATTTCTAGTGATGATCTGGCTGCGGGAATGCAAGCTATTGGAACAAATCCGCAAATTGGTGCAGGATATAATCTAGCTCCAATGTTTTCTTATTTGATGAAAACACGGAATGTAAATCTAAAACCCTTTGAGAAGTCGCCAGAACAAATGGCATACGAAGAAGCAGTTCAGAGATGGCAGCAATTGGCTGAACTAGCAATTAAAGCTGGACAGGAATTCAAACTTCCTCAACCACTTCCTGCTCAATTTGGTTATGTTCCTCAAGGTCTTGCTGCAAATAAACCTACTGGACAAGATCAAAGTCAGCAAGTAACACCAAATCCTCAACCGCCCCCTGGAGCACAATAAATTATGATGAAAGTTCTCTCCTCATTTGAGACTTATGCATTAACAGAAGACGAACAGAAAACGTCAACATTCTTTTCTAGTCTTCAGTTAGCTAGATTACATAATCTTCGTACTACATATGCTCTAGCTAGACTAGACTTGACTTTTGATCCTACAAAACCAACAAAATTTATGCAGGAAGAAGCGGCACTTCATGGTAGTATAGAAGTGCTAACTCTTCTCATAGATGAAGCTATTCCTTCGCAATAATATTCTCTCACCACAAGGATTTTCATCATGTCTATCATTCAATCCGTTGCTGATCTCTTTCGTGCTAAGTCTGAAACTCCTCCCGCCACACCGTTTCCTGGTCAAACTGCTCCCATAATTGACGCAAAGGCAGAAGATAAAACTCCGGTGTCCCCTCTAGATTCTTTCAAGGAATTCTGGCAACCTGCAAAAGAGGCAGCTCCAGGAACTGCGCCAGTAGATTTTAAGGCGGATCCAGCTAAATTGATGGAAGCCGCTTCCAAGATTGATTTTGCTAAAGTAATTAAACCAGAACAACTTGCAGCAATTAAGGCCGGCGGCGAAGAGGCTACAACAGCTCTGGTTGAAATGATGCAAACTATGCAGCAAGCAACTTATGCACAAAGTGCTTTTGCTGCGACAAAAATTGCTGAAACGGCGGTTGCGCAAGCTCAGGAAAATTTTGTAAGGCAACTTCCTGCATTGCTACGCAAACAAGGTTTATCTGATAGTCTAGTTGCAGAAAATCCTGCTTTAGCGCACCCTGCGTTGCAACCAGTAATTCAGGCAATGCAAGAACAGTTTGCGACTAAGTACCCGAATGCTACTCCTACAGAACTCCTAGATTTGGCTAAGAATTACGTTGCAGGGATGGGAAAGATTTTTAATCCTGCTCCTGCTCCCGTGGCTGCCAAAGGATCTAAGGGTTCTGAGACTGACTGGTCAAAGTTCATTCCAGAATCTCCGATGAACTGATTTCGTTTTCTTCTTTCCTTTTCTTTTTCAAGGATTTTTATCATGGCACTTTTGAAGCCTAAAGTTATTGATGGTTTTGGTGGAATTGAACGCCCGCTTGCTTCGGGTGATGTGCTCGCTTTGGGAGAAATTGTTCCCGCAGCAGTTTCCACTCAACCTCTTCCTCTTCTTGCTGCAATGATTGTTGCCGGTATTGTTCTTCGTAGTAACGGTGCTGGTTCCGTTGATACTATTGACAATGCAGCAGCAATTATTTCTGCCCTTTCTCAGGGTGTGGGAACTGCTGGGGTAGAAGCTGGTAGTACTTTCCGGCTACGGTATATTGCATCTCTTGCGTTTAATTGCACTCTTACAGCAACTGCAAATACAGGTATTACGGTCACCAGCGGAGTTGTTAATGCTTCTAGTGTTAAGGAATTTCTTGTCACCATTGTTAACGGCACGCCTGCAAAGACTTGTCCTACTCTTGCCACGGTTTCTGGCAGTGCAGATGTTACCGGCTTTACTGATGCAGAAATTGCTGCGCTTTCGCCTGGCATGATTGTTCTCAACGCTGTAGCTAACTTGCAAGGTCAGACCATTATTGGTATCAATATCGCCAAGAAGACGGTTACGATGAGCGGTAATGCTAATGCTACTGCGGCGGCCAATTTGCAATTTAGCCCACGAGTTAGTTTTTACGGTTTGGGTCAAGGCCTACTGTAACTACTTATTCCATCTCACTATTTTCTAAGGACTTCACATCATGTCTGCTGGTATTTTTACTACTGCCGTTCTCACCCAGGATCTTGCAGCTAAATCATATGCGGGGATGCTTACGCGTCTTATGCCCAATGGTATGGCTCCACTATTCGTTCTGACTTCCATGCTTGCAGCGGAAACTGCAGTTCAAATTGAGCATGGATTCTTCACAAAGACTATGCTCTTTCCAAATCTGGTGTGTTCTAGTGCAGGTCAAACTCTCGCTGATACTACTTTCACAGTTGCTTCCACTGCTAACGTACTTCCTGGTATGATTATGCGCGCAGAAGCTACGGGCGAAAACGTCATTATCAATACAATCGTTTCTTCTACGCAACTTACTGTTACTCGGGCAGTTGGTTCTACGGCTGCACAAGCAATTGCTGCCTTGGGTGCTCTTTACCAAGTCGGTTCTGCTTACGAAGAAGGTTCCGTTCGCCCTAACGCGCTGATTATCAATCCTGTGCGTATTACCAATCTTACTCAGATTTTCCGTAATACTTGGGCGATTTCGGATACCATCCGCGCTACGCAAACGATTGCAGGCGAAACGAATGTTGCAGAATCACGTACTGATTGTGCTGCATTCCACGCTGCGGACATTGAAAAGGGTCTTCTGTTTGGTCAGAAGTCCTCTGGTATTCGCAACGGACAACCGTTCCGT